ACCTTGGTCTAAAGTAGGGACTAGTCTATCAATGGGACCTAACGGCCCATCGGTAGCTAGTTCTCACTTAGATGCCAAGGCTGTATATAATGATAAGGCTTTATTTAAATCTATTAAGATATTCAATAATGCTATGAAGCAGAATTGGATAACTCAATGGATGATTAAACAAGCTAATTCATTTGATACCGAAAAGACTTATCTTACTGGTAAACTCGGATTTATATCTGAGAATGCTGGTAAAACAAGAATTTTTGCTATAAGCGATTACTGGAGTCAACTTTCATTAAAGCCTATACAAATCTCTTTATATAGGACACTACAGTCAATAAGTACTGATGCAACAAAGAATCAAGAACAAGGTTTCCAAAGCCTTATAAAAGAATCTTTGGGGCATCCCACCTATTGTTTTGATTTATCATCAGCATCTGATAGGATTCCTGCGATTATGCAGAAACACCGTATTAGATTGATGACAAATCAAACTGTAGCCGAAAGTTGGCTTTCAATAATGACGGACAGGCACTTTAATATAAAAAGTACAGGTGAAAACGTTAGATGGAAGGTAGGTCAACCGTTAGGTTTACTTTCTTCTTTTCCATCGTTTGCACTCTGGCACCATGACATTATCCAGTTATCCTATAATTGGGAGAATTTTCATAAAGGAAGACCTTTACGATTTTTCAAACAATATAGAATTCTAGGTGATGACGTGGTAATCTTTAATACTAAAGTTGCAATGCGCTACCAATGGTTACTTAAACAAATTGGTGTTCAAATCAACTTGTCTAAGTCAATCATCGGAACAAGTGAATCTTCCCAAATTGAGTTTGCCAAACGGCTTGCAAAAGATGGAAAGGAGATGTCATCTATTAAATATAATATTCTCTCTAAATCTGATACACTAAGTATATTAGATTTAGTAGAGTTATTGTATAAAAGAGATTTCATCTCAACAGATTCAGGTCATTACGGTTTGTCTAATATCCTTAAATCAGAGGATCTTAGACGCCTTCAATATATGATTTGGTTAAGAACTTCTGATGATCCTACATTGGAATGTAGGTATACATCCATGATTTTCAATCGCGCAGATATATTACAACGTATTATATCTAAACGGACCAAAAACATAATAGAAAAGGCAATGAAAATTAAACCACTAGATATGGAAGTTGAACTTCCTTATCTAAGTAATGGCTTTAAGTCCATTAGCGTACCTTGTAATGAGAAGGTCTTGGCAGATAGGAGTATAGGATCCCTGAAAGGATCCCATCCCATTGTGTTGGCTTTAACTCAGACATCACGTGAACTACAGTTTCTTATGTTCACAGTTCTGGATGATTTAGAACCAGATACCGTAACTCTTTGAAGATACTACTGG